GCAGCGTCAGATGTGTATAAGAGACAGACCCTGGCCCGGCTGGGCGGCAACATGCGCCAGGTCGGGATGTCCCAGGCGGAGATCGCGGCCGCGCTGCTTCGAGTGAACGCCGACCGGTGTGTGCCGCCCCTGTCGCCCCCCGAGGTCGAGCGGATTGCCGCCAGCGTCGCCAGGTACGAGTCAGACGCCGTGTCGGTCGCCCTGGCCGAGAACCACTTCGATCAGATGTTCGCCGGGGGCCGGCGGACGAGAGCCCGGACAATCCTGATCCAGGCCCGATCCCCGATGCGCTGCTGCGCGTGCCCGGCTTCATCGACGAGGTGATGCGCTACACGCTCGACACCGCTCCGTACCCGGAACCGGTGCTGGCCTTCGCTGGTGCCCTGGCGCTGCAAGCCTTCCTTGCGGGCCGCAAGGTGCGGGATGCAATGGACAACCGCAGCAATCTGTACGTCCTCAGCCTGGCCAACTCCGGCGTCGGCAAGGACCACGCCCGCAAGGTCAATGCACGCATCATGCTCGAGGCCAGCCTGGCCGACGGCCTGGGAACGTCGTTCGCCAGCGGCGAGGGGATCGAGGATCGGCTGTTCGTCCAGCCGGCGACGCTCTTCCAGGTGGATGAAATCGACGGCCTGCTCTTGCGGGTCAGCCAGGCCAAGGACGCCCGACACGAGCAGATCGTGTCGATGCTGCTGCAGATGTACTCGGCGGCGTCCACGGTCTACGTCATGCGGGCCAAGGCCGGCCGCGAGCGCACCGTTATCGACCAACCGTGCCTGTGCTTGTTCGGCACCGCCGTGCCCAAGCACTTTTACGAAGCGCTGTCGGCGCGCCTGCTGACCAACGGTTTCCTGGCCCGCCTACTGATTCTCGAATGCCGCAAGCGCGGCGCCGGCGGGGACGACACCGAGCGGGCGATTCCCGAATCGATCCTGAACGCCGCCCGCTGGTGGACCGATTTCCGGCCCGGCGGCAACCTCAGCGACGAGCATCCCGTTCCCCGGCTTGTGCCGCAAACCGCCGAGGCCCAGGCGGTGTTCCGCGATCTGCGGCAGCGGGCCGACGCCGAGTACGACCAGGTCCAAAACCAGAACGACCCGGCGGCAATGGCGATCTGGGCGCGGGCCTATGAGAAGACCCGGCGGCTGGCGCTCATCCACGCCTGCAGCGCCTGTCGCGACCAGCCGGAGATCGGACGCGAGGCTGCCGAATGGGCCGGGGCATTCATCGAACACCAGACCCGCCGCATGTTGTTCATGGCCTGGCGCTACGCCAGTGAAAGCGACTTCGACGCCAAGCGCAAGCGGCTCTTGGAAGTACTGGCGCAGTGGCGGGAGCAGAACGGCGACGAGTGGATGCCGTTCTGGCGCATCAACCGGAAGCTGCCGTGGTCGGGTCGCGACCACGAAGACGTCCGCAACACGCTCCTCGAGCAGCGCTTGATCGAGTACCGCGTGATGAGCACTCGCGGCCGGCCGGGGGCGTGCTACCGGCTCGTGCTGCCGCTTGCTGCGCCGGGGGAGGAGGCGTCATGAACGACTTATTGCGCTTCTTGTTGTTATTGCGCCGTAGCACACATGAGAACGAGAAAGAAGAAGGAGAAAGGTCTGCGCGCGTGGGCGCAATAACAACAAGAAGTCTTCTTCCTTCTCTCTCTTTGTCTCTTTCCCCGCCGGCTAGGTACTTACCGGACTTTTTGCGCTTTTTGACCGCGGCGGGAACAGCCGCCAAGGTAAGGACAGTTTTATTTCCCGGTCCGAACTTTTGAACGGAGAAGATGGCCATGAAAATCGAGCTTCGCAACCTGTCCGACATCAAGCCCTACGAGAACAACCCGCGTCACAATGACGACGCCGTGGACACCGTCGCGGCCTCGATCCGCGAGTTCGGCTTCCGCCAGCCGATCGTGGTGGACGCCGAAGGTGTCATCGTCGTCGGCCACACGCGCTACAAGGCCGCGCTCAAGCTCGGGCTGGAGAAGGTGCCGGCCCACGTCGCCAAGGACCTGACCCCCGAGCAGGCGCGGGCCTACCGCATCGCCGACAACAAGAGCGCCGAGTTGTCCGACTGGAACTACGACCTTTTGCCCATCGAGCTGGCCGGCTTGCAGGAGATGAACTACGACCTGGGCCTGCTCGGCTTCGACCAGGACGAGCTGGCCAAGCTGCTCGACCCCGGCATCAAGGACGGTCTCTGCGATCCCGATGAGGTGCCGGCGCCGCCGGACGAAGCGACTACGCGCCCGGGCGACCTGTGGGTGCTCGGCGATCACCGCTTGCTCTGCGGCGATGCCGGCAAGCCCGAGGACGTGGACCGCTTGCTCGAAGGAGCGCCGGTCCATCTGGTGAACACCGATCCGCCCTACAACGTGAAGGTCGAGCCGCGTTCCAACAACGCCATCGCCGCCGGCCTGTCGTCTTTCGAGGTCACGCATCACCAGAAGCTGGACGTGGTCCGGCACCCCGAGAAGGCCAAACCGACCGGCAAGAAGCTGCGCCCCAAGGACCGGCCCCTCGCCAACGATTTCGTCTCCGATGAAGCGTTCGAGCAGATGCTGCATGCCTGGTTCGGCAACCTCTCCCGAGTGCTGCTGCCGGGGCGAGGCTTCTACATCTGGGGCGGCTACGCCAACGTCGCCAACTACCCGCCGGTCTTGAAGGCGTGCGAGCTGTACTTCTCGCAGGCGATCATCTGGGTGAAAGAGCATCCCGTACTGACCCGCAAGGATTTCATGGGCAACCACGAGTGGTGCTTCTACGGCTGGCGCGAGGGCGCGGCCCACGTCTTCCTCGGCCCGAACAACGCGGTCGATGTCTGGTCGATCAAGAAGGTCAACCCGCAGTCGATGGTTCACTTGACCGAGAAGCCAGTCGAACTGGCGGTGCGAGCGATGCAGTATTCGTCGCGGGCGGGCGAGAACGTGATCGACCTGTTCGGCGGCAGCGGCTCGACGCTCATCGGCGCGGAGCAGACGGGCCGCAAGGCATTCTTGATGGAGCTGGACCCGCTGTACTGCGACGTCATCGTTCAACGCTTCGAGAAGTTCACGGGCAAAAAGGCCGAGCGCATTCCCGCGCCAGAGGAGGCCACGGCATGATCGCGTACCTGGCGAGTCCGTATTCGCATCCCGACCTGGCTGTCCGCGAAGAGCGGTATCGGGCTGCGTGCCGCGCGGCCGCAGCGCTGTTGCTGGCCGGGCAACCGATCTTCTCGCCCATCGCGCACAGCCATCCGCTCGTGGCCTACGGGCTGCCGGCGGATTGGTCGTTCTGGCAGCGCTATGACCGGGAGATGCTGGCGCGGTGCGACGAGGTAGTGGTCCTGATGCTGGTCGGTTGGCGGGAGAGCGTCGGCGTGCGGGAGGAGATTCGGATCGCGCGCGAGCTTGGCAAGCCGGTGAGGTATCTGGCCCCGGAGTTGGCCCGCGTTTCGCCCATGTTCGCCCACGTCGCGTCCGGTTCCGCCGGGGCGGGCCAACCGCCCAACCGGGCCGACGTCCCGCCCGCGTTGGCCCACGTCGCCACGGAGGTGCGGGAGTGAACGCGAACGCGACCAACGAGAAGAGACCCCGCCAGGGGGTCTCGTGGGCGATGGAGTTGTCGGGGCCGGTTACGCTTTCGCGTCCGGCTGGTTCGGGTCATAGACGGTCCCGCAGCTCGTGCAGCGGACCTGGTCGTCGTCGATCCAGACCAGCGAATCCATTTCGTCCTCGCCGCAACGGGGGCAGGCCATGCCGGGCGCTACCCGGTCGCGGCCGTTCGGCTCGTGGTCGTTGTTGGTCGTCATGGCGCATCCGCCTTTCAGTTGGCGCTGGCGAACTTGCCGCGTTCCGTCTTCTTGAACCGGGCGTCCTTCCCCTTCGTGGCAATCTCGCGCAGGATCGCGCTGTAGAGCGTGGCGTGCGGCGTCTTGCCGCCGGGGCTGGTCCAGAGGCCCTTCGCCGCCATCGCTTCGATCATCTCCTTGCAGTTCATCGCTTTGCCGTTCTCGCCCAGGATCTTGGCGGCGGCGTCGATGGCGCTGAGCTTCTTCGCCTTGGCGGGGGCCTCGGGCTTGGTCTTGGCGGGCTTCGCGGCCTTGGCCTTCGGGGCCTTGTTGGCGTCGTCCCCCCGGGGTCTGGGTCTTCGTGGTCTTCTTCTTCGACATGTTGCATCTCCCTGTACGGGTTTCGGAAATCGGCATCGCGACCATCGCGTTGCCAACGTCAGGACAGTCAGTTACCTCGCGTTCCCCCTCACAGCAAGCGGAGTTCGAGCAGATTTCTGAAGGTTTTTCGGGGGGCGGAGTGATGGCCGAAACCCGCGAAACGCCGCCTGCCGGGGGCCTCAATCCGAACGCCCTGGCCCTGGTCGACGCCGCCCGGTTGCTGGCCAAGGCGGGAGGCTGGCCGATCACGGTGGAGATGCTTCGCGCGGACGTCGATGCCGGCGCGCCGGTCAACGCCGATGGGACGATCAACCTGGTCCACTACGCCGCCTAGCTGGTGAAGGAGATGGCAAGTCGTGATTGATCCGCGCAAGCTGCGACCGAGCGAGCTGTGCCGCCTGCTCAATTCGACCCCGCTGGGCGAGGTGATCGGCGAGCGCCAGCTTCATCGCCATCGCACCCGCGCCGGCCTGCGGATCGGCGACGCGCGGCACGTGGACCTGGTGCGCTATGTCGCCTGGTTGGTCCAGGCCCGGCACGCGCCGAGGCCCGAGCCTGAGGGCGACCCTTACGAGACGCTGAAGGAGCGTGCCCGAGCCCGCAATATCGTGCTGTCGCTGGCGGGCCGGGACATCGGCGATTTGCCGGTCGTCGTGAAGCCGGAGCGAAAGGACAGGGCGGCGTCCGATTTCCGTTTCTTCTGCGAGCAGTACTTCCCGCTGACGTTCCACCTGCCCTGGTCGCGCGACCATCTGAAGGTGATCGCCAAGATCGAGCAGGCCGTGTTGCGAGGAGGCCTGTTTGCGATGGCCATGCCGCGCGGCTCGGGGAAAAGCACCATCTGCGAGTGCGCCTGCATCTGGGCGGTCCTCAACGGCCATCGGGAGTTCGTCTGCCTGATCGGCAGCGACGAAGGCCACGCGATGGACATGCTCGATTCGATCAAGATGGAGCTGGACGGCAACGACCTGTTGCTCGAAGACTTCCCGGAGGTTGTCTACCCGATCCAGTGCCTCGACGGCATCGCCAACCGCTGCAACGGCCAGCTCTACAAGGGGGAACGCACGCACATCGGCTGGACCGCCCGCGAGATCGTGCTGCCCACCATCGCTGGCAGCAAGGCGAGCGGAGCGATCATCAAAGTCGCGGGCATCACTGGCCGCATTCGCGGCATGAAGTACAAGCGCGCCGACGGCAAGACGGTCCGGCCGACGCTGGTTGTCCTCGACGACCCGCAAACAGATGAATCGGCGCGGTCGCTCTCGCAGTGTGCCACGCGCGAAAGCATCCTGGCCGGCGCGGTCCTGGGTCTGGCCGGTCCCGGCAAGAAGATCTCCGGCATCATGCCTTGTACGGTCATTCGGCCGGGCGACATGGCCGACGTCATCCTTGACCGCGACAAGCACCCGGAGTGGAACGGCGAGCGGACCAAGATGGTCTACTCGTTTCCCGCCAACGAGAAGCTGTGGCAGCGCTACGCCGAAATTCGCGCCGAAAGCATGCGGCAAGGAAACGCCGGCGAAGAGGCGACGGACTTTTATCGCCAGAACCAAGCAGCGATGGATGAAAGCTCCGTCGTTGCCTGGCCGGAGCGCTTCAACCACGACGAGCTGTCGGCCATCCAGCACTCGATGAACCTCAAGCTCCAGGACGAAGCCGCGTTTTTCGCCGAGTACCAGAACGAGCCGCTGCCCGCGGAGACGGTGGACGCCGACGAACTCACGGCGGACCAGATCGCGGACAAGCTCAATCGGATGAAGCGCGGCGAGGTGCCCATCGGTTGCAACCACCTGACGATGTTCATCGACGTGCAGGCCAACCTGTTGTTCTTCGTGGTCGCGGCCTGGGAGGACGACTTCACCGGCTACGTGATCGACTACGGCACATTCCCGGACCAGAAGCGCGCCCACTTCACCCTCCGCGACGCCCGGCTGACTCTCGCTGCCGCGACCAGGGCGAGCGGACTGGAAGGAGCGATCTACGCGGGACTGGAATTACTGACGAAGGACTATTTCGGCCGCGAGTGGCAGCGGGACGATGGCGCGATGCTCCGGGTCGAGCGCTGCCTGATCGACGCCAACTGGGGCTCGGCCACGGACGTGGTCTACCAGTTCTGCCGGCAGTCGGCGCACGCGGGCATCGTGTTGCCCAGCCACGGCCGGTTCGTGGGCGCATCGAGCCAGCCCTTTTCCGAGTACCGGCGGAAGCCCGGCGACCGCGTGGGGCACAACTGGCGCATGCCCAACGTGCATGGCAAGCGCGCCGTGCGCCATGCGCTGTTCGACACGAACTACTGGAAGTCCTTCATCCACGCCCGCCTGGCCGTGGCGATGGGCGACCGGGGCTGCTTGTCCCTCTTCGGCGACAAGCCCGAACAGCACCGGTTGTTCGCGGAGCATCTTACTGCCGAGTACCGCGTGAAGACGGAGGGCCGGGGCCGCACGGTGGACGAGTGGAAAATGCGTCCCGAGCGGGGCGACAACCACTGGTTCGACTGCCTGGTCGGCTGCGCCGTGGCCGCGTCGATCCAGGGAGCCGTGCTGCAAGGGACGGACGGCCAGGCCCCGCCGAAGCGCGAGCGCGTCAGCTTCGCCGAGCTGCAACGGAGGGCGCGGCGATGAAACAATCGCAAGCAAGACGCGACGGCCTCGGCATTCGTTGTCCGCAGTGCGGCTGCCGGCACTTCAAGACTACCCATACCGAGCCCCTGCGCGACGGCCGCATTCGCCGGCGGAAACACTGTCGCCATTGTGGGCGCAAGATCGTCACGTTCGAGACGACGCCGGCTGCAATCGGCTGAGATTGCTACCTGTAGCACGATCCCTCCTGCATCTCCCCGGTCGCGGACACATCGCTTCCGGACGGCATACGTAACAGACAGCCGACCGCAGCCGGCGCTGCGGCTTCGCCAGTGCTGTTGCGACCTGGAACCGACATGGCCGACGACCTCGAAGACGAAATCCGCAAGAACGCCGAGGGGCCGGCCAAGGCCTCCGGCGATGCCGGCAGCGTCGAGCAGCACCCGCTGCCCGACCAGATCGAGGCGGACCGCTTCCTGGCATCGAAAGAAGCAGTCAAGTCGAAGAAACGCGGCCTGCGCTTCAACAAGCTCATGCCGCCGGGGTCCTCATAGTGTTGCGCTGGCTCTCCAACCTGTTCACCACGGCAAAGCACGCCCCACTATCGCGGGCACGGTTGGGGCGCTGGCTCCGCGCCCGCTACGACGCAGCCGTGACCAACGATGAAAACCGCCGGCACTGGGCGAACGCCGACGGCCTCTCGGCCAACGCCGCCAACAGCGCCGAGGTGCGGCGTGTCCTGCGCAACCGGGCGCGCTACGAGGTCGCCAACAACAGCTACGCCAAGGGCATCGTGCTGACGCTGGCCAACGACGTGATCGGCACCGGTCCCCGGCTGCAGTTGCTCACCGACGACGCCGAGGTCAATCGGCGGGTTGAGCGGGAATTCGCACGCTGGGCGACTGCGATCCGCCTCGCCGAAAAGCTCCGCACGATGCGCAGCGCACGCGCCACGGATGGCGAGGCGTTTGCCGTGCTCACGAGCAATCCCAAGCTGCCGACATCGGTGCAGCTCGACCTCAAACTCGTCGAGGCCGACGAGGTGACGACGCCCGATCCGCGCCTGGGCGCGGCCGTCGATGGGATCATCTTTGACGCAGCCGGCAACCCGGTCGAGTACCACGTTCTCCGCGAGCATCCCGGCGACGTGTCGTTCCGCCGGCTTCTGGTGTTCGACCGCGTTCCGGCTCACTCGATGATCCACTGGTTCCGTGCCGACCGCCCCGGCCAGGCGCGCGGCATCCCGGACATCATGCCGGCGCTGCCATTGTTCGCCCAGCTGCGGCGATTCACCCTGGCGGTGATCGCCGCCGCCGAGACCGCTGCGGACTTCGCCGGCATTCTCTACACCGACGCGCCGGCCGGCGGCGAGACCGACGCCGCCGAACCGTTCGAGCCGATTGAGCTGGAGCAGCGGGCGCTGGTCACCATGCCCGGCGGCTGGAAGATGAGCCAGCTTCAAGCCGAGCAACCTTCGACGGGTTACGCAGAGTTCAAGAAGGAGACTCTCAACGAGATCGCTCGCTGTCTCAACATGCCGTTCAACGTCGCGGCGGGTAACTCGTCGGGCTACAACTACGCCTCCGGCTGACTCGACCACCAGACCTACTTCAAAGCCATTCGCGTCGATCAGTCGCACATCGAATGCGTCGTTCTCGACCGCGTCCTGGCAGCCTGGCTGGATGAAGCAGCGTTGATTCCGGGCCTGCTGCCTGCCGGTCTCGGCCCGTTCGCCGACTGGCCGCACCAGTGGTTCTGGGACGGCCAGGAACACGTCGATCCCGCCAAGGAAGCGTCGGCGCAGGCGACGCGCCTGGCCAACCACACGACCACGCTGGCTCACGAGTACGCCCGGCAGGGCCGGGATTGGGAAGAGGCCCTGCGCCAGCGGGCCAAGGAACTCGCGCTCATGCAGGAGCTGGGGCTGACGCCGGCGCAGGCGATGACGCCCGCGCCGGACACGCCGAACCCGGGGGACGAAGATGTCGACGAACCGGCCTAAACCGATGCCTGAAAAACTGTGGCTCACCGCCACGATGGAGATCGCCGCCGACGCCGAGACGAAGGCGGGCGAAGGTCCGCCGCCCCTGCCGCGCTTCAGCATGGTCGCCTACACCGGCGGGGTCATGCGGTTGGAGGGCTGGAAGCACCCGGTCGTGGTCGATCTCGCGGGCATGGCGATCCCGTCGCAGTCGCGGCCGATCCGCGTGGGCCACAACACCGACCGACTCGTCGGCCACACCCATGCCATCACGCACGATGCGGGCCGATTGATTGCCTCGGGCGTGCTGAGCATTCCCGGTCCCGACACCGATCGCGTGATTGCCGGGTCGCGGAACGGCTTTCCCTGGCAAGCTAGCATCGGGGCGCGGGTCGATCAATTCGAGTTCGTCAAGGACGGCCAGGTGGCCACGGCCAACGGCCGCGACTTCACCGGCCCAGTCGTCATCGTCCGCAAATCCACGCTGGGCGAAATCAGCTTCGTCGATCTCGCCGCGGACGGTAACACCAGCGCCAGCGTGGCCGCCAAGGCCCAGGAGGGTTCGACCATGACCAACGCATCCGAAACCGCGAACGCCCAGGAAGCGACCGCTCCGAGCGCGACCGACACGGTGCAGTCGCTGCGCGCCGCGGCCGCCAACGAGGTCAAGCGCGTCGCCGCCATCCGCCGCATCTTTGCCGGTCGGCACGTCAACGTGGAGGCGCAAGCCATCGAGGAAGGCTGGGACGAGGCGTGCGCCGAGCTGGAGAAGCTGCGGCTCGACCGGCCGGCAGCGCCGATCATGGCCGGCGGTCACGCCGGCGACCGCTTCCCGGCCGGCCGTTTGATCGAGGCGGCAATGGCCCTGTCCCGCAACCTTTCCCGGCCGGAGCGCCACTACAACGCCGATCTGCTCCAGGCCGCCGAAGACCGCTTCGGCCGGCGCCTGAAAATCCGCCACGCCATCTACCTGGCAGCCCAGGCCAACGGCTACACCGGCTCGCCTTACATCGACGCCAGCAACATCCGCGAAGCGCTGCACTTCGCCTGGACGGTCCCGCTGCAGGCGTCCGGCACGAGCACCCTCTCGCTGCCCGGCATCCTGTCCAACCTCGCCAACAAGGAGTTGCTCGACGCCTACCAGGAGGAGGACCAGACCTGGCGCGAGATCGCCGTCATCCGCTCGGTGAGCGACTTCAAGACTGTCACCAGCCACCGCCCGCTGGACGACATGGAGTACGACGAACTGGCCCCGGACGGGGAACTCAAGCACGGCCAGCTCTCCGAGGAGACGTACACTCGGCAGGCCCGCACCTACGGCAAGATGTTCGCGCTGACGCGCGACAAGATCATCAACGACGACCTGAGCGCCTTCGACGAGATTAGCACCAAGCTCGGGGCCGGGGCGGCGCGGAAGTTCAACAACGTCTTCTGGAAGACGTTCCTCGACAACGCCGTCTTCTTCACGGCCGCGCGGGGCAACTTCCTCAGCGGTGTCGACACGGCGCTGAATGTCGACGGCGTCGGCTTGCAGAAGGTCATCCTGGCGTTTCGCCGGTTGAAGTCGCCCGACAAGAAGCGGATCGGCGGGGTGCCGACGATCCTGCTGGTGCCGCCGGAGCTGCAGTTCGTGGCCCAGCGTCTCTACCAGAGCACGACGGTCAACACCGGCGGGGCGTCCACCAAGGACACGGTGCCCAACGACAACATCCACGCCGGCAAGTACCGGCCGGTGGTGTGCGACTGGTTGAGCGACGCGGAGTTCGCGGGCAGCTCGGCCAGGGCCTGGTACATGTTCCGCAATCCCGGCGTGCTGGCGCCGGTCGCGGTCAGCTTTCTCGACGGCGTGCAGACGCCAACCGTGGAGGCGGCCGAGGCGGACTTCAACAAGCTGGGCATCCAGTTTCGCGGCTACTTCGACTTCGGCGTTGATCTGGCCGAGCCGCTGGCCGGGATCAAGGTCAAGGGCGAGGCGTAAATCTCGGGAGTATGACTCATGGCTCAAGCAACGTTCGTTCACGAAGGCGCCTCCATCGACTACACGCCCGGGGCCGACGTGGCCGCCGGCGACGTGGTAGTCCAAGGCGATTTGGTTGGCGTGGCCAAGCTCGACATCACGGCGGGCAAGCTCGGCGCACTGGCGGTCGAGGGAGTCTTCGACTTCGCCAAGGCGACCGGCGTAGGCACGACGCTGGCGGCGGGCACGACGGTGTACTGGGACGACGCCGCCAATGTCGCCACGGCCACGGCCGCCGGCAACAAGCAGATCGGCAAGGTCGTGAAGGCCGCCGCCGCCGCCGATGCCACGGTTCGCGTCCGCATGAGCCAGTGAGGATGCCATGCCCGACCTGCTGCAGTCCGGCTCCGATTGGCTGGCCGACCAGCTCAAGACGCACGCCTCGCGGCAAGTCATCTACCAGCGCGGCGCGCAGCAGGTCACGGTGCAGGCCACGGTCGGCCGGACACTGCTGAAGCTCGATGACGGCTACGGCGGCGTGCGGATGGAATGGACCGATCGCGACTTTCTGATTCATGCAGCGGACCTCGTGCTCGCGGGATCGCCGACGCTGCCCGAACGCGGGGACGTGATCCGCGAGATGCAGGGGACCACGACTTTCGTCTACGAGGTCATGGCCCCGGGCAAGGAACAGCCGTGGCGCTGGTCGGACGTGTTTCGCAAGGTGCTGCGGATTCACACCAAGCAGGTGGGGACCGAGTAGATGGCTGTGATCATCGACATCGCCGACGCGGTGGTTGCCCAGCTGAACGGGACCACGTTCAGCCAGCCGGTGACGGCCGAGCGGCACTACCAGCCGAACTTCGAGTTGTCGGAGATGAGCGAGCTGAAGGTCAGTGTCGTGCCCCGGTCGCTGGCGTCGAAGTCGCTGGACCGCAACCGGGACAGCTTCGATTACCTGATCGACATCGCGGTGCAGCAGAAGACCGACATGAGCCGCCCGGCGCTCGATGCGTTAATGGCGTTGGTCGAGGAAATCGCCGACCTCTTTCGGACGCAGCCCTTGGCGGGCTTTCCCAGCGCCCGCTGCACCGAGGTGAAGAACGAGCCGGTCTACGCGCTGGAGCACCTCGACGAGCTGCGGCAGTTCACCAGCGTCGTCACGCTGACCTTTCGGGCCTGGAGGTGAGCCGTGATCGGCATGACGTTCCAGGCCGCCAAGGGCGGCTTCTTCGACCGCGACAAGGTCATGCGGTCGGTGGACGCCGACACGCGGAAGGTGCTGTCGAAGTTCGGCGCGTTCGTGCGGCAGCGGGCCAAAACCTCGATTCGAAAGCGCAAGGGGACCAGCCCGCCGGGCCAGCCGCCTCATTCACACGTTGGCCTGCTGCGGCGGTTCATCCTGTTCGCCTACGACCCGCAGCGCAAGAGCGTCGTCATCGGGCCGACGCTGACGAAGGAAGGCTCGCCGGCGCCTCGCCTCCTGGAGCACGGCGGCGACGCGGTGATCGAGGATCGCGGCAAGGCCCGGCACGCGCGCTACCGGCCTCGGCCGTTCATGCAGCCCGCCTTCGCGGCGGAACAACCCAGGCTGCCGGTCCTGTGGCGCGATTCGGTTCGCTAAGGAGACACGCTCATGGCGGTCAAACTCGGCCTCGACGCCAAGCTGTATCGCAACACCGGCACTTATGCCGCCCCGGTTTGGAACGAGGTCAAGAACGTCAAGGATGTGACCCTCAACCTCGAAGCCGGCGAGGTGGACGTGACCACGCGCGGCAACGCCGGCTGGAAGACGACCGTTGCCACCCTCAAGGACGGCTCCATCGTGTTCGAGATGGTCTGGGACACGGCCGACGATGACTTTGGCGCGATCCGGGACACCTTCCTCAACCGCGGCGCGATGGAGTTCGCGGTCATGGACGGCGACATCACCGTGGCCGGGTCGCAGGGCCTGCGGGCGACCTGCATGGTGACGAACTTCAGCCGCAACGAGGCGCTGGAAGAGGCGATCACGGTCAGCGTCACGGTGAAGCCGACGTATGCCGCCAACCCACCGAGCTGGATCGTCGTGCCGTAATCGGAGGATGCCAATGAAACGATGGCCTGCCTTGGTGATTGCGCTTTTGCTGATCACGGCCGTACCTGCCCATGCGGGCGACGACCTGAGCACAAGGCGCCGGCAGACCTTGCTGCCCAGAAGGAACTGCTTGACGAGGCCCGGAGTTTCCTGCGTGCAGCGCGGGCCAGCATGGAGAAGTGGGACAACGTTCCCGATCAGCTTGGCTCCGCCGTGTACTACGCGGGCGTCAAGGATGGAGCGCTCGGCGCGGCCGTGGCCCTGGTCGTGATCTACCTGGTTTTCCTGCAGCGGAAGACGCCATGAGACAAGCTCTGTTGATCCTGGTCTGCGGCGGCATCGGCGCTTCTGTCGGCGGCAACAAGGCCCCCGACGGCACCGAGGTCCACTGCGACCTGCCGGGAGACCTGCACCGCCGCAACACCACCTCACGCGGCCAGGGCTGCTGCGTGTGGACCTCGATCCACCACGCTGCCGTCTGGCAGAACGTGCCCGCCTACGAGGAAGCGCCCAAGTGGATTCAGAATCATGGCATTCCCGGCGGGGTCTACCCCCTGTCTCTTATACACATCTGACGCTGCCGACGACTCCTTACGTGTA